ATATATGTTATAATTTGCATAAATCATACCGGAGGCAAAAAAATGCCGAAAGAAAACTTATCACAACTGGCAGCACCTCCGGCAGATGCGCAATCTCCGATGTCGATCAAGGAGCGGGTGCGTTTTGATGTCAACTACAAAAAATATGTCGCGGATACGATTATGACGGGCGAGACGCCGCTCTCAAAAGATGATTTTATCAAACAGTACCGGAGTTAATATGGATAACCTGCAAAATGCGCTCTCAAAACTAGGACAGCCGCCCGACAGCTCAATGCCGCAACAAATGATGCAGCCCCGCCCCCAGATGGTAGGGGACGGCACAAACCCACAGCAGCAGCAACAAGACGCCCTCATGCAGATGTACAAACGCTATCAGATGGATTCTCAGGCGATGGGTCAGCAACCGGTGCCGATCGAGCAATTTATACAGCTCATGCAACAATAAATACTGTTAGTTAGTACTAGCTAACAGTATTATAAGTAAAACTTATTAATCAAATATATACGGATTGATACAAATATCATGGCGGATGGCAAAGCAGGCGCACCCAAAGGCAACACCAACGCAACCAAATCTAGGCCGTGGACAGATGCACTCGCGCGGGCTATGGCTAGTGATAATGGCGCGAGACTGCGCAAGGGCGCGGAGATATTATTAGATAAGATCGCTGAGGGTGATACACAGGCTATGCAGATATACGCCGATCGTATGGAGGGTAAGGCCGCACAATCTGTCACGGTAGCTGGCGATGCAGACAACCCTCTGACTTCCGTTTTAGATGCCTCAAAACTGACCTCCGAGCAACTTGCAATCATCGCGGCAATTAAGATCAGCAAATCAGAGTAAAAATGCACCCCCGTAAACATTGGGTTTGTTGCCAAAAACACGGGGTTATATAAACAACTCCTCAATGTTTACGGGCTATCTATCAAAATGCATGACAATATGCAATGCAACTCCTCAATGTTTACGGGCATTTGTGTCGATAAACACGGTGTTATACTATGGCTAATCTCGCTGAGCTAACCCCTGCTGACGTAATAGCTGCCCGTCGTGAGTTAGCAAAACGATCTGTAACCGCATACGCTGGCATGATCGATATCCCTACGGCACCCCTATCTGCGGATGAGGATGAGGATGATTTTAGCGTGATGCGCATAGATAAAATAGTTGCTCATCACAAAGTGCTATTGGATAACCTGCAGCAGGTAGAGAGTGGCGAGATACCGAATCTTATGGTGCTAATGCCACCGGGTAGTGCCAAATCAATTTATTGTGATGTGGTTTTTGTGCCTTGGTTTATGGCCCGCAAGCCCCGCCGTAACGTAATCCTTGCCTCCTATGCTAGTGATATAGCAAGTAAACAAGGCCGCCGGGCTAGGCAACTTATCAAATCCACGCAATGGCAAAACCTCATGGGTGTATCGCTCAGTGCTGATAATGCCGCTGCAGATCGGTGGTCGCTGGACAACGGGTCTGAGTACATGTCCGGGGGGCTACTATCTGGGCTGACTGGTAACCGCGCGCATCTTGGGATAATTGATGACCCACTACAAGGCCGGGAGCAGGCAGAGTCTGAGACGATTCGGGATAAAACGTGGAATGCGTACGTAGATGACTTTTGCTCTCGTTTGATACCTGGCGCACCTCAAATTATGATTCTTACGCGCTGGCACGAGGATGATCTAGCTGGCCGCATACTACCCACTAACTGGGATGGTGAGTCAGGCAGGATAGAGGGTAGAGACGGCAGGGTATGGCACGTCCTATGCCTGCCAGCTATTGCTGACCGCCCTGATGATCCGCTAGGACGTGCAATTGGTGACGTTTTATGGCCTGAATGGTTTAGTAAGAACCATTTCGCCCCGTTTATGAGCAACCGCCGTACATGGTCGAGCCTGTATCAGCAAAAACCAAGCCCGGACGATGGAGACTATTTTAAATCTGCCTGGTTTGCCTCATACAATGTATTGCCGCATGGACTTAATTATTATGGTGCTAGTGACTATGCTGTAACTGATGGGGGTGGTGATTACACAGAGCACGGCATTTTTGGCGTAGATTTTAACGGTAACGTATATGTTGTGGATTGGTGGTCAGGTCAAACCACCTCAGATATCTGGATAGAGTCGCAATGCGACCTGATAATAAAGTACGAGCCGCTGATGTGGTTTGGCGAGTCTGGCGTGATACGCAGATCCATCGAGCCGTTTATGATGTCAAGGATGTCAGCACGCCGGGCATATTGCACTATTGAGTGGATGGCTAGTATCTCTGATAAACCTACGAGAGCGCGAAACATACAGGCATTGGCATCAATGGGTAAAGTGTATTTCCCTGAGACAGCGTCTTGGAAAGATCGGGTAATAACCCAGTTACTAAAATTCCCTGCAGGTAAATACGATGATGCTGTGGACGTGGTTAGTTTAATCGGTCGAGGATTGCAGCACATCAGAGCGCCCAATTTGTATGATGAGGACGACAACGACAACCAAACAGGCCGTAGTTCAGTCGGAGGTTATTGACAATGAGTAAGTTAGCGTTTACTATCGCTGAAACAAGGGGACTATATGGCAATTGAGTATACGGATATCGAGGATACAGAAGACGCTCAAGAACAGGAGCAAAACCCTGGCGAATTCCTACGCTCTATCCTCAAAGTGCCTAACGTTGTCCCGTATCTTGACAAGGATATCGTTACAAAGATTGGCGGTGAAGTAGTCCGTGGTTATGATGTGGACAAGGCGTCTAGAGCCGACTGGGAGAGGCAAACCAAAACAGCAATGGATTTAGCAACGCAGGTGGCGACCGAGAAGAGCTGGCCTTGGCCTAAAGCTGCAAACATCAAATACCCACTTATCACCACAGCAGCAATCCAATTTTCTGCCCGTGCGTATCCCTCAATAGTCGCTGGATCAGATGTCGTCAAGGGCGAAGTAATAGGCCCAGACCCAGATGGCATCAAGAAAGATAGAGCTGATCGCATTGGTAAGCATATGTCTTATCAAGTCTTAGAGGAAATAAAAGACTGGGACGAAGAGGAAGACAAACTACTACTGCAAATTGCTATCGTCGGATGTGCGTTCCGTAAAACATATTTCGACACGATGATGGGCAATCCATGCTCGGATTTAATATCCGCAATGGATTTAGTTTATGACCATGCGACCCCTTGGGCAAAGTTACGACGTAAGACTCATAATCTAAACTTATACAAAAACGATGTAATCGAACGGGTAAGGGGTGGAATCTTCACTGAAATAGAACTCGGCATGCCTGAAGACTCAGACAATGACGAGGACAGTCCATATGGATTTCTTGAATGCCATTGCTGGTATGATCTCGACAAAGACGGATACAAAGAGCCGTATGTTGTAACCGTTAAGAAAGACTCTTCCGAAGTTGTCCGTATCATAGCCCGCTTTGATGAGGATGGAATCTATCTTAACGACAAAAACGAGATTACAAAGATAATTCCCGTTGAATACTTCACGAAGTTTTCATTTATGCCTAACCCTGACGGTGGCTCATATGATATCGGGCTAGGTCTACTACTAAACCCTATCAACGAAGCGGTTAACACAGTATTTAACCAGTTGTTAGACGCCGGAACCCTTGCGAATACTGGTGGCGGCTTCCTTGGGTCTGGTTTAAAGATGAAGGGCGGGGCTGTTAAGTTTGTCCCTGGTGAATTTAAGCCTGTTGATTCTAACGGACGCATCGGTGACAATATCTACCATATGCAGTTCCCCGGCCCGAATGCTGTATTATTTCAGTTGCTTGGCATGTTGATTGCAGCAGCCAAGGAAATGTCGTCAGTCCAAGATATCCTAACTGGAGAACGTCAGGCTAACGAGACAGCTACCACAACACTTGCGCTGATCGAACAGGGACAAAAGGTTTTCTCTGCTATCTATAAACGCGTCCATAGATCACTCAAGCAGGAATTTAAGAAGATTTATCGGTTGAATAGACTGTATCTAAAACTAGAAGATTACTACAGGTTCCAGGACAAAGTAGAGACTATCTATCTCGAAGATTATCAAGGTGATGACACAGACGTTACACCAGTCAGTGACCCGTCCCTAATCTCTGACGGTCAAATTCTCGCCCGAGCTCAAGCATTGCTCCAGTTTATCGGCGACCCAATAGTGGATCAACAGGATATCCGTAAGCGTTATTTCAAGGCGATCAAGATTGATAATGTCGACACGTTATTGCCTGATGGGCAGCCACAGATACCGCCAGAAGTCCAACAGCAAATGCAACAAATGCAGGAACAAATGCAAATGATGCAGGAAGAAGGTCAGAAACTCCAGCAAGAAAATCAGCAATTAAAGTCTGGTGCGCAAGTTAAGTCTATGGAAATAGAATCAAAACATGAGCTGGCTGGAGTTGATCAGCAAATGACCCGCGAAAAGCTGGAATCTGAATATGCTCTGAAAGCCCGTCAATCCGAACTAGACGCACAGTTCCAAAGAGAGAAAGCAGATCAGGACGCCGCAATTATGCTTGAGAAAGCGCAACAAGAACGTGAATTAGCTCTTGAGAAAACTCGCCTTGAAATACAAGCTAAAGAAGAGCAGAACATAAGAGAATTGCAATCTAAAGAAGATATCGCAGAATTAAACGCATATATTGAGCTTGAAAAAGCCCGTTTACAATCGGCTGCCAAAAACGAAGAGGGCGAAGGCAAGGAACCAGAAGAGGCGAAGGAAACACCACTTCCTAAGCTACTAAAGCGAAAATTCAGCATGAAAGCACCTTCTGGTGGCGTTTATGAAGGCATGATGGAGGATATGTAATGGCTACGCTAACCTATGTAGGTTACCAGATTGGTACAGAAGTCATGCAAGAGGCAGGACAGGCTCAAACTGATTCATGGGCGCTAATCCTGTCTAACACCGCTCCGAACGTAGCAATCCATACCACGGCTGCAAGTGCGACTGAACTAGGAACCGCTGGAGGATATACCGCTGGGGGCGTGGCTTGCACTGTAACTTCTTCGGCTCAGACGGCAGGACTTTATAAACTCATTCTTGCTGCACCTGTAAGCCCTACATGGACGGCTTCAGTTGGTGGATTCACGTTCAGATACGTAATTCTATACAACGTAACAAGAACTCAATGTATGGCTTATTGGGATAGGGGTGCTTCTGTTGTATTGGCAGCAGGCGACACATACACACCGACACTAGACCCTAGTGCGGGAACTTACACAGTAACAACACCGTAATGGCTACCGGACAAGGAACTGTAACAATAGATTTTGGTGCTGAACCTGGCTCGAATGAAGCTACGGTAAACGCTACAGGGGCGTTTGTCACAGCCGTTAGCGCAACAAGTAAATGCGAAGCGTATATAAATGGTGCGAGTACCGCTGGGACACATACAGCGAACGATCATAAATATTTAGGGCAGTTTGCAAGTTTTACATGTGGGACACCGGTAGCTGCAACAAGCATTCCAGTTTACGGAAGAAGCATTCACAAAATGTCAGGTCAATGGCTGCTTAATGTAGTCTGGGCTGATTAGGGGGTTATATGGCATTAGATACAAACATATTAGGCGGGTCAAACACTACAAACAAACCTAACGTAGACGCGACATACAACCTAAACGTAACACTTCCTTTGGTTGATGCGCAGGCAGGGTTCTCAACAATGTTATCTGAGGCTGATGCGGGGACTGTTACCGGCTCAAGAATGTTATCAGCGTTAGAGGTTACAGACGATTTCAGGCTGAGAATCGGCGCTGATAATATGGTGTTTAATGAAACATTCGTAGGCGCTGCAATTAATACAGGACTATGGGCCTCTCCTGTAACAACAATGACTGTTACTATTGCAAACGGTTTCGCTAATTTAAATGCTGGCTTGTCTACTGCTTCCGGCGCTGTTGCTCAAGTTAATACTCGTCGCCACTTCCCGACATATAAAACATTTACAACATACGCAGAAATGGAAGTGCAATTTGCACAAACGCCACAGACAAATAATGTTTGCGAGTGGGGATACTTCCTTGCTTCTGGTACTACCGCACCATTAGACGGAGCATTTTTTAGATTAACGGCAACCGGTGCATTTCGTTGTGTATTAAATAATAACGGGGCTGAAACAACGTCAGCAGATTTAAACTTTGCTACGCTTGTTGGGACAAGCGCAACCCATAAATTTTTAATTTATGTTGGATCAACAGTTATTCACTTCTGGATTGACAATATTCTAGTTGCAGAAATTGATGCTCCCGATGGTCAGGGTTCATCGGTTGCAACAATGAATTTACCAATGGCGTTCAGAAACTACAACTCTGGCATAACATCACTTTCCCAAGTAATGAAAGTCGGCAATACCAACGTATCTATTGGCGATCAGTCGATGGCGAAACCTTGGGCGCAAGTTATTTGTGGCGGTGGTGGACATTGTTCCCAAGGACAAACAGGTGGAACAATGGGGACAACGGCGCTATATGCTAATAGTGCAAACCCTACCGCTGCCGTCCCAACTAACACGACGGCTGCACTAGGTTCTGGCCTTGGCGGTTTATTTTTCGAAACTGACACTCTTGCGGTTACGACTGACGGTATTATTTGCTCTTATCAAGTTCCAATTGGAACAGCGGCATTGCCCGGTAAAACGCTTTATGTAACAAGAATAACACTCACCTCCTATGTCCAAGCGGCATTAACAGGTGGCCCCTATGTTGCTAACTGGTCTGTTGCTTATGGACATACCGCAGTGTCATTGGCGACAACAGAAACGGCAACAAGTAAAGCGCCGCGCAGGATGCCGATAGGTTGTCAGCCTGTTACTGCTGCTCAGGCCGTAGCGACAATGGTCGGCACGATAATTGACTTGAACCTTGATAGTCCTCTTGTAGTAAACCAAGGAGAGTTTATTCAGCTTGTGAAAAAGAAAGTTGGCACGGCTCCCACGGTTGGGGTTATTGCACACATGATTTCAATTGGTGGTTATTTCGAGTGAGGTATTTATGGCATGGTTATCAAGCGGAAGAATTGTAAACCCAATATTAGACCAAGTGTTATTAGACACTGGGGCGCTGACTCCAGCCCCTCGGAATTTTCAGGTAATGATTGCATCCACTGTTAATGCGGCAATCGAGCTTCAATGGCGTGATGCAGCAAATACTGCTACGTTGAAAAGCCAGTTTATCACCGTGCCAGCGTTTGGCTTCGTGCAAACTGAGCCTTTTTTGCGTGATATAGAAATGTTATTAAACGAACGTATTAGAATTTTAATTGCTGCTGCTGTAACAGGTAGTGTTTCGGTAAGTTTAGACATACCGCTATAACATGAGCTTACTACTAGCCCTTCAAGTAGCTGGTGGGCCAGTAAATTACGCTGACTCACTATCAGTCGGAAACTATGTCGTTTCTGGCAAAACGATAACTGATTCAGTAGGTCGTGTAGATGCTTTATCTGTAGGTGCTTATGCTGTATCAGGGAAGACAATAACTGACAGTGTAGCAAGGTTTGACAGTCTTTCTGTAGGTAATTATGTCGTAAGCGGTAAGGACATAACAGACGTAGTTACCAGCGGCCCGATAACTTATGCTGATAATTTGTCAGTTGGTAATTACACGGTTTCAGGTATTTCGATAACTGACCTGATTGCAAGGAATGATAGTTTATCAGTAGGGAATTATGCGGTAACTGGTGGTGATTTAACGGATGATCTTGTCCATGCAATAAGTAGTTCTGGAATAAGCAGCGGCGGTGGTATGACTGGCTGGGACGGTAAAATATACCACTCCCCTGAAAAAATAAAGCCTTTGGGGTATAAGCGTACTTACTTCCCAGATACCCAGGTAAGACCGATACAAGAAGCGCAAGAAGTAATAGAAAAATTAAAGACGAAGGATTTTGATTATAAAGTACAAATTTTTAATGAAGCGTCTGATGTTGTAGAACAACTTAAATCAGAAATTACTAAACTCCAGTGCATGGAAGGCGAGTTAAGTCAGTTTGGCCGTGAAGTTGAAGGTATTAAGGCAAAATTAGCAATAGAGCAAATGAGAGCGCAGATCGAAGAAATAGATGTAATTTTTGTAATGATGGTTATTAGTTCACAGACACATTGATAGTTGGTGCTTACTAACGTTGCATGAAGTTAGTACTTGCTTTACATTTTGATTAAATTGTGATATATAGGTAATAAGTTATATAGGGAGAGTTAAGTTGGATAATGATAAGTTTGATTTATGGGTTAATCATCCACAAACGCAAGAATTTTTTCAATATCTGCGAGATTACCGAAAAGCGGTGATGGAGCGATGGGCAAGCGGTCAGTTATCGGGTGATGATAATTTAATGGCGATCGCCAGGGCGCAGCAAGCAGATGAAATTGTTAATCTGGATGCTGATGCAATAAAAGAGTTTTACAACAACCACAAGGAAGAAACAAATGCTGAATGAGATTAAGAAACTGGCTGATGAAGCTGTTGCCTTGCAGAACAAAGACCGTATGGATGCTGCTTTGCGTGAAATTTCAGAAATGTGCAACATATTGGCTACAGTAGAGCCTAAAAAAGAATATGTAACAGGATTAATTCATGCTGAAGTAAAAAAAGGCGGTAAGAAATGATTAACAAGTCAGGACTACAGCCCGTAGAGTATAAAATTTTAATTGAACCAGAAGAAATTGAACAAAAGAGCGCCGGGGGAATTATCCTTGCTGACAAAACGACTGACCGGGAAAAGCAAGCGCAGGTTCGAGGTAGATTGATTGCTATTGGCGGCAATGCGTTTGAAGATTGGGCAGGACGTGCGCCCGTAGTTGGGGATAGCGTCTGGTACGCGAAATACGCAGGATTTGTTTTAAAAGGCGATGACGGAATTGAATATCGTTTAGCCAATGATAAAGACATAGCTGCAATTGTAACCACAAAGGAAGATTGAAATGACTGACGAAATTGAGAATCAGGAAGAAATTGTAGTAGATAAACAAGTAGTTGATGAAGTTGTAGATGAAGCGCCTAAAGAATTATCCGATGTTGAGCAAAAAGCCGAGAAAATGGGCTGGACTCCAAAGGATAAGTTCAAGGGCGATCCTGCTAAATGGCGACCTGCTGACGAATTTGTCGAGCGTGGCGAAAACATGCTCCCTATCGTCAAGGCGCGGGTAGCACAGCAGGCGAAAGAAATTGAAGAATTAAAGGCTTCGATGAAGCAGTTTGGTGAATATCACAACAAAACTGAACAAAGAGCGTATGACAAAGCGCTGCTAGATTTAAAGCAGCAGCGAGCAGATGCGATTGCTTCTTCAGATGGAGTTACATTTGACCGGGTAGATGAAGCGATTGAAGTATTAAAAAAAGAAATTGACGCAAAAAATAATAGCGTTCAAAAAGAATCTAATACAGAAGCCGACCCGGTTTATCAGGAGTGGTTAGGCCGGAATAAATGGGCGGCTGATCCAAAAATGAACGACTGGGCGTTTTCTCACGGAAAGCATTTAATCGAAGTTGGTGAAGCTGAATATGGAATTGACGTCTACGAAAAAGTAGCAAAGGCAGCAAAAGCGCGGTTCCCTGAAAAGTTTGAGAATGCGCGCAGAGCATCAGCCCCAACGGTTGAAGGAGGCGTACCACTGCAACGCAAAGGGGGTAAGAGCTACGCCGATCTACCTTCTGACGCAAAGGCCGCTTGTGACCGTATGGCAAAGAATGCCTACAGTGACAAGCCAAAGGAACTCGCTGCTTTTAAGGCTGAATACACTAAAAACTATTTCGAAGGGGCTTAAAAATGGCACGTCCAACAAGAGAAGAACAAGCAGCAAGAACTACAACAAGAGATGAAACAGGAAGAAGTAAACGTGTACCACTTGGAGTAGCGCGTTCCAAGTTGTCTGTTCCCACACGTCAAGGATATGTTCGTAGATGGATTAACGACACAGAGGGTCGTCTAATTAATGCGACAGAAGGCGGATATGAATACGCCCAAGATCAATCTTTACAGATTGGTTCACCTGATATTGACAATGAGAATAGAGACCTTGGCGCACGCATTAGTCGTGTAGTTGATAAGTCAACAGGTCAAAAGGCATATTTGATGGAAATTAAGGAAGAATTTTATAAGGAAGATCAGGCCGCAAAACAAAAGGATTTAGATGTAACGGACAACCTGATCAAGCATGGAAAATTAAACGATGAAGAAAACCGTTATATCCCTGAAAAAGGTCGCGGAATTTCTATTGAAACAAGATAAATTTTAAGGAGCAATAAATATGCCTAATACAAATAGTCCCTCTGGATTTAAGCCAGTGATGGATCGACTTGGAAAGCCTTACAATGGAGCATTTGAAACATATTCTGTCGCGGCAGGATATGGAACAGCTCTCTATATTGGTGATCCTGTTATCCTTGCAGGAACTTCTCAAACTATTAACGGACGGGTACTAAGCGATGTTCAGTCATGCGCTACTGGTGGCGTAGTAGCTGGAGTCGTTGTCGGGGTAAAACCTGTCACACAAGATAGCACAGTCTATCGACCTGCTTCTACTTTGCGAGAGATTTATGTAGCTGCTCCAGACCTTTTATATGAAATTCAAGAAGGTTCAACTGGAACGGCTTTAACTGCAAATGATGCAGGGCTTAATGTAAACTTTGTTGTTGCAGCAGGAAGCGCGATCACTGGACTGTCTGGGACAATGATTGATAATGCAACAGAAGCCACAACTAATACGCTCGACTTACATTTGGTAAGACCTGTCCCTCGTGATGATAACGAAATTGGTTATTCATGCAAATGGCTGGTACAAATTAATCGTAGTCAGTTCGCTAACCAAATAGCAGGAATTTAAGGAGAAAAACCATGAGTATTATCAATACAGGTACACACCCGAAAGCACTTTGGCCAGGAGTGTTCTCCATGTTTGGCATGTCATACAACAACCGCGACCAATGGCGTGATTTGGTTACGATGCAAATGTCAGAAAAACATCGCGAAGAAATGGTACAAAATAACAGCTTTGGATTAGCCGCTGTAAAGGAGCAAGGGGGTTCAGTTTCTTATGACGCCACCAGCCAAGGAGGTACAGCAATTGCGACGCATGTAGTTTATGGTCTAGGTTATATTGTTACAAAAGAAGCTATTGAAGATAACCTTTACGAAAAACTTGCAATGGGTCGCGCCAAAGCGCTGAAACGTGCGATGGTAGAAACTAAAAACACTGTTGTAGCTAACTGGTTTAATCGTGGCTTTAGTGCGAGCTATCCTG